GAGTTCGAATCTCCCTTCCGCTACTTTATTTTTGTTTAAGAAAACCTTGTGAAGCCTTGATTTTACTGAAAGAAAGGAGTTTTTGAATGGTGTCTTTTCTAAAGGTCAAAATCAAAGGTAACACTAAAGGTAACACGAACGGATGTATGGACGCTTAATGCGTTCTTTTTTTGTTGTATTTTTTGACGGCAAACTGTCGGAATCGTGACGGTTTTGCCGTCTTTTTTTATGCAAAAATATAATCAAAGGGAGGGATGGTGGTGTTTTCAGATGAAGTTCTTGAAAAAATTTTTGCCAGAAAAGAGTTACAGTCCTTGGACTTGTCAACGCAGTCGTCTATCATACACGCAATAGAAGATGTTTTAGAGGAGGTCAAACAGGATGAATATGAGCGGAGCATACCAGAATCCGATTTATAATCAGCAGATGCAGCAATACGGGCAGCAGTACGCATACAATCCGTATATGAATCAGCCACGCATTGATAATACACAAAATTATATGCAGGCACCGCAGCAAATTCAGCAGCAGATCCCGGTTCAAACTTTTGGCATAAATGGAAAAGTAGTTCCGGCGGTAGAAAACATCACTGCCAATGATGTGCCAATGGATGGCAGCGTTGCATTTTTCCCAAAACAGGATATGACAGAAATATACGCTAAAAGTTGGAACGCAGATGGCACAATTCGCACAATCGTTTTTAAGCCAGTTTCGCATGATACTGTTAGCAATTTATCGCATGATACTGAAAAATTGAAATTTGACCTATCAGACGAGTGCACAGGTGCATTTATGCAGAAGTTTGATGAACTTTTTGGGAAGATTGAACAGATAGAAAACCGATTAGATAAAATTCCAAGCAGTCAAAGAAAAACTTCACAGGTAAAAAAGGAGAGTGATCCAGAATGAATCCGGCACAATTATTGTTAAATCAAATGATGAATTCTCCGCAGGTTCAAAACAATCCTATGGCAAAAAATGCCATGCAAATGTATCAAAGCGGAGATACAGGTGGACTTAAGACAATGGCAGAGAATCTCTGTAAAGAAAGAGGAATTACGGTAGATGAAGCAAAACAGAAAGTTATGAGTATGTTTAATCATTAGTACATTTTGGGGTGCGCGCAAAATAACCGGTTATCCCATTTGTAAATAGATCAGATGGAGGTAAACAAAATGTTTAATGGAAATGCAATGCCTAGTCTTGCTGATATTGCAGCAGTGACAGGAAACGGAAGAAACAATGATGGTATGTGGGGCGGCGATGGCTGGTGGGCTATCATTATCTTCGCTATGATCTTTGGCTGGGGCGGCTTTGGCGGCAATGGCTGGGGAGGAAACGGAGGTATGGGAGCGACAGCATCTGCATACACCGACTCTGCAATTCAGCGTGGTTTTGACACGCAGGCTATCATCGGAAAGTTAGATGGTATCACAAATGGTCTCTGTGATGGATTTTACGCACAGAATACCGCCGTTATGAACGGTTTCCATGGTGTAGACAATGCAATCTGCAACCTTGGCTACCAGACACAGCAGGGATTTAATACCACAAACGTGACACTTATGCAGGCGCAGAATGCTTTACAGTCCCAGTTGGCTAATTGCTGCTGCGAGACCAGGGAAGCTATCCAGGGTGTGAACTACAATATGGCGCAGAACACTTGCGCATTACAGAACACCATGAACAGCAACACCAGAGACATTATCGACAGCCAGCAGGCAGGAACAAGGGCAATCCTTGATTACCTGTGTCAGGAAAAGATTTCTTCCTTACAGGCAGAAAATAATGACTTAAGAAGAGCCGCATCACAGGATCGCCAGTCTGCATTGCTCACTACCGCAATGTCAGCGCAGACACAGCAGATCATCAACGCTGTAAATCCGGCTGCAATCCCGGCATATGTTGTTCCAAATCCTAACGCTTATGCGTATGGCTGTGGATGCAACACAGGATGTAGCTGCTAAAAGTAGCTGCTACACAAAATTGAATAATTGAGTATCTTAATTGAGTTTAACTCGATTATGTCTGCTGTGCAGTATTGCTTATAAACACAAAGGGCAGACTATAATGTTTGCCCTTATTTTTGAAAGAGAGGTAAATAATTATGGCAGAATTTACAGGAATTGCAATTCAAACTGTCGCGCAGGGAGAAGATGTAGCATTTACAGAAACTCCGGTATGCGCAACAAAATGCATTGTTCATAGACAGGGAAGTGGCATTGTTAAATTAAGAGGACTTACAAATCAGTGCCGGGCAAGATTTTTGGTATCTTATTCCGGGAACATTCAAATTCCTACCGGTGGCACAGTTGAAGCTATTTCACTGGCTATTGCAATTGACGGAGAACCGTTGCAGTCAACTCGAATGATTGTTACACCGGCGGCAGTTGAAAACTTCTTTAACGTTTCGGCGCAGGCATATGTGGACGTTCCTCGCGGTTGTTGTGTTACGGTAGCGGTACAGAATACGTCTACGCAGGCAATCGAAGTTCAGAACAGCAATTTAATTGCGGTCCGGGAAGCATAGGGGGGGCGGTTTTATGGATATTATGAGAATGCACGACATGATTGAAAAACTGTCTGAATGTGCTAAATGCGAAATTGACAAAGGAATTGAAAATATAGACCCATGCGAAATGGGACAGGTTACAGATATGATGAAAGACCTTGCAGAAGCAATGTATTATCGTACATTGATGAAAGCAATGGAAGAATCCAGTGCAGATGAAACAATGGAAATGTTTGAGCGTTACGGAGACGGCAGACGGTATTATGACCGTTACCGGTATGCAGACGGCAGATTTGCGCCAAAGGGAAGAGGAACGCGGAGAGGATATGACGAACCTCCGTACTGGCACATGACACCGGAAATGTACCGGGAAATGGAACACGACCGTGATATGGATCGTTCTTCCGGCAGAATGTATTATACCGAGCCTAAAATGACACCAGATGGTGGAGTGCGTGATCGCAGAGAGGGCAAAAGCGGCATGAGCCGCAGAAGCTACATGGAAAGCAAAGAGCTTCACAAAGGCAATACGCCAGAAGACAAGGATGCAAAGATGCATGACCTTGAAAGATACATGAAAGAGCTTTCGGAGGATATGGCGGAACTTATCTCCGACATGACACCGGAAGAGCGCACAATGACAAAAAGCAAGCTGTCAACGCTTGTTTCCAAAATGTAATGGCAGGGGCAGAAATGCCCCTGTTTGTTTGAACATTGACAACTGAATATCAGCTAGTGATTTGTGGATTTGGGAATTTTTCAAAAAGGTATTGACTTTTGTGTACTCATATATTAATATTTATGTGTACCCAAAAGAAAGGAGATGAAACAGTGTCACCAAGAACAGGCAGACCGACAGATAATCCCAAAAATAACATTATAAAAGTAAGAGCAACAGAAGAAGATAGAGAAAAACTTCTATATTGCTGTGAAAAGACCGGAATGACACAATATGATGTAGTAATGAAAGGGATTGATAAGGTCTATAACGAAATAAGAGCAACCGAAGCCCTAGACAAGTAACGGTTACTCTTACACTTACAGCCACCAAAAGCGGTTGATACATGGATTATACCGCTTTTTGGAATGGTTGTCAAACAGCAAACGAAAGGCAGGAAAAATCTATGAGAGAAATGTATATTGAAGAAATTACCAAAAATCTGAATGTACTCAGCGAACACTTTTTAAGATGTGTGTGGATTTTTACAAATAACCTTGCATCCGACAAGAAAGGCGGTGCGAGATGAAAGAACAGCTGATAACGGAAATCCAGAGCATACAGGACGAAAAATTTTTGCAGTTTATTTTGAGCACGATACTTTCATTTAAGAAGAAATGGGGTATTTGTTGATGAACAATATTCATATGAAACAATTAGAACAGACGTTAACCAGTATGGAAGTTGCGGGAATGGTAGGGAAAAGGCATTGTGATTTGATGCGTGACATCAACCGTTATTGTAAGCAAATCAACGAAGCCAATAATGGATTGGTTAGCGAACGCAAAATTGCGTTGGCTGATTTCTTCAGAGAAAGCACCTATAAGGACGAGCAAGGAAAAGAACGCCCATGCTATGACATTACCAAGAAAGGCTGTGAATTTATCGCCCACAAGCTGACCGGAGTTAAGGGAACGGCTTTCACGGCTCAATACATCAATCGCTTCCACGACATGGAACAGGCTCTGAAAAATCCGCAGGCTGAAATTCCGGAGAAAGACCCGTTTGCACACTGGAGCATCGTAAAAAAGATAGAGAGTGGTAAATGGTTTAATAAAAATAACTGGAAACTCAAAATTATCTGTGACCGGTTCGGATGGACGAGAAAATTTTTATATCACAAAATTCTTGTGGAATTGTCTGACTTACATAACTTAGAACTTGTGGAAAAGTTCTATACAGTCACATATGGGCATAAACCGGAGTACAAGATGGACTTGCTAGACTACAGCAAAGAACTTGCTGGAACAGCAACAAGGTACATTAATTATTTGTTGGTTGAAGAGCAAGAAGAATAACTTTAAATTTAGAAATCACTGGCTGATATTTGGCTGGTGGTTTCTTTTTTTGGAGGTAAAATATGTTTGTGATAAATGGTATTGAATGGGAAATAAAATTTGTCCGCGGTGCAAGCAGTAAGCTGATGCGATCTGATGGCTCTATCAGCCTTGCTGTGACTGATTGGAATGATAGGATAATATATGTTTCGGATAAACCAGAAAATGGCTATTTGCGCAAAATACTGGCTCATGAACTTTGCCATTGTTTTTGTTTTTCCTATAACATTCATATGCCGATTGAGCAGGAAGAGTATCTCGCGGACTGGATAAGCCTGTATGGGGCAGATTTGATTTATTTGCTGGATGATTTGATGTCAAACATTGATTGGAGGGCAGCATAGTGGACAAAATAGATGAATTGCTGCGGTATATTCACAGAACAAACCCGGAAATGACAAGGGAAAAGCTGATAAATGAACTAAGCAGAAGTGATTACGCCGCACGTTCTTTGCTTTTCACAAAAGAAGTTGTTTGTCAAGAAGAAAAATAGTAAAATGTTTTTGGGGTGATAGTATTGTACAATGGATGTCATACATCTTTTGATGTTATGAAAGAATATATGATCTATGGAGCGGAGCTTGATGAAAAATATCAGATCCCGATTGTCCCGGCATGCAGCTTGGATTATTTGCCGGAGGACTCCATAGATTTTGGAGAGAGCTTTTCACAAAAGATAAAAGGGCATAGAAAATTGAATGTGAATTTCTATATTGACGATTCAAAGTTTCAAAGACTGTGGAATAACCCGGATAAATACCTGGAACACTTGAAGTGTTTCCACTCGGTCTGTATGCCGGATTTCAGTATTGCTACTGGCGATTGTGGTATGCCGTTTGCATTGAACCTGTATAACGTGTACCGGAACCATGCACTTGCACATTATATGCTGCTGAACGGGATCCGTGTTATACCGTCCGTAGGCATCCCGGACAAAGACAATTATGATCTTTGCTTTGCCGGGTACAGTAAAGGCGGTGTGATCGCTGTATGCACAAATGGAAGAGTGCGGGCAAAGGCAGCTCGGATTGAGTTTTGCGAGGGATTCAAAGTTATGATCGACATGTTGCAGCCACATACAGTGTTGATCGTCGGGAAGATACCGGATGAATTAAACACCGATGTAAAGATTGTAAATTATAAATCACGCAACCAGAAAGTAAATGAGGGATTTTCAAATGGGAACAAGAACAACGAAATCGCAGAAAAAGCAGAAACAGACCGAGAGCCAGAGAAAGAGAAGAGAGCGAATTAGTCAAATTTCACAAGTTGCGAAATGACGCATAATAATTTACTGTGCATATTGTCTTTTCACAGTTGGAATCTCATTTTTCAACTTTTGAATTTTTTCTTCTTGGAAAATGGCTCGATTTTGAGATAAGAAATCAGAATTTTCACGCCCCGGCGGTCTGCCGGTGATTCTTCAGATGCTTACTGGATGTATGTCGGTGGAGTGTGCCCGGACAAGATAAACGCAGCATTTACAGGTTCGCGACGTCGTAAAAGCGATTTACAGGCGTTTCGTGCTGTGTATATATAAAAGTACTGCATTGCCTTGCGCAAGCCTTAAAATGGCTTATACGTGTTCACTTAAGCGCATTATATGACCGGGCGCGTATCTTGTCAAGCTGCAATATATCCGGACACCGGAAAAAGCCGGGATGATCCCGGCTTAAAACGCTATATTCTCTGCATAATCACTAATCGCGATCGCAAGCTCTTTTTCATCTTCAAAAACAATGTAAACCCGGATCCCCTGATCTGTCACATTTCGGATTTCTATTTTGTTGATAAAAAATGCAGCTCTGTTTTCATAAATGTTTAAAAACGGCAGGTTCTCGTTTTTAATTCTATCACGCGCTTCATCACATGATTTTTCTAATTCCTTGATCTGTTTTTTCAAATTTTCTAATTGTGTCATTTATAAATCCTCCTAAAAAATAAAATTCCCTTACGGGTAGAACCGCTGCCGGCAGTGGTTCCGGCGTGCATCCTCTGCGGCGGTTATTATGCTTTTTTATATCCGTTTTCAGCAGCATATTTTTCAAGCTCTTCCAGTGTTTCAAATGTTGTCACAATTCCGCCGAATCCTTTTGTAATTCGGTCGATTGTATACATGCCACAGTCATACAGGCATGCATAAAAGTTCATTCTGCCTTTTTTTAATAAAAATAATTTTCTCATACTTCAATTCCTCCATATTCAAATTTTTGGGTAAAAGCAAGCCGGGGAATCGAACCCCGGGAACCGCCGCTTGCCTAAATAAGTACACACAAGCGCATACAATCACGCTTTCTATCACAAACAATTTTCCATTTTTCAAAGTCACCATTGATATTTTCGGCGGTTCTGGTTGTTTCAATTTTTATTGCTCTTCCTAAATATTCCCCGTCTGGTGTAAATACTTTTTTCATGTTCATTGCTCCCGTTATTTAAAGAATTTTTTTAACATGTTTCTTGCTGTTTCATAATCATTTACTTTCTTTTCAACGTATCCAGCAGCGGCGGTGCCGTTTCGATCGGCAACCATTTGAAAAACCTTTTCCTGATCTGCTGGATGAAGTTTTGCGATCTCTTCAATTCCTTTTGTAAAATTCTTTACTTTTTTATCTTCCATTTTTTTATCCTCCGTTCTTTGTTTTCCTGTTGAGATTATAATACATTATAAACGGTGTAATTACAATATATAAATGCACCAAAAATAATGTATAACTAGAGAATGATTTTTGTGCATTATTTATAATGTAAACATACTTGAAAGCAATTTTAAAATAATGTATACTGTTTTATATGAAAGAGAGGTGTTAAACTGTGCTTACTTATAAAATAGATGTGCTAGAGACATTAAAAGAAAGCGGTTATAATACAACACGCTTGAGAAAAGAAAAGCTTCTTGGGGAAAACGCGATTCAGTCGTTAAGACGCGGCGAGATGGTAGGAATAATTGCATTAGAAAAAATCTGCGCTTTGCTGGATATGCAGCCGGGCAACATTATAAAATATGTGGAAAATGCAGAAAAATAAATACTTTAAAAATAATGTAAAAATATATTGACATTACATTATAGACGGTGTATTATAATCTTGTCGAAAGGCAATGAACCAGTACACAGGAGGGAACGGATATGAGATTTGACACTGATACGTTAAAAAACAGATACCAGACATGCAGATCATACCTTGAAAAAAGATGTGAGGCATTGCCGGGACAGATTGAAAAGAAATTTAAAAATGTGTCCTGTTATCATGAAGCATCTAGATGTTACGGCATGAGCAATTATATCAATGTCGAGATACAGGACGAAAACGGCGATTATGTTGACAGCTTCGATCTGAGAATTTCAGATCATTCCCCGACGGGTTCCGGGGAGAGCTGCGATAAGTATATTTATATCGACGGTAAAGAGTGGGCGGAGATAAAGAAAGAAGTACTGGAATACATTGCGTCACGTCTTGAAAATGAGAGATAAAAAAATGAAAAAGGTTGATTTGAAAGGGTTTGAAACCGGGCGTCTTAAGGTTGTTGAAAAAGCCGGTAAGGACAAGAACGGGCGAACATTATGGCGGTGCGCCTGTTCATGCGGCAATGAATGTTTTTATATCACGTCACGTCTAACTGGCGGCTATGTGCAGTCATGCGGTTGTCTCCAGCGTGAACGCGCCGCGGAGTCAATCAGCATCGCAAGGGATAAACTTGTACACGAAAAAGGTAGTTGCTTAAATTCATACAACACCCCGGATAATAAAAACAATTCATCCGGTATAAAGGGCGTTTATTATTATAAAAAGAGTGACAAATGGTGTGCACAGATTAAATTTTCCGGTAAAAATCATAATTTAGGACTTTATATTAATAAGGCGGATGCGGCAGCGGTAAGAAAAGCCGCTGAAAATTTCATAAAAGAAAATCACGATGCACCAGATAAAATAAACAGGTTTTTCTTGAAAAAGGAATATCTGGTGGCGTTGGTTAAAAAATTTTGACGGCTTGAAATATAGCCGTCTTTTTTTGTGCAAAACGTAGAAAATCTTTGTAAGAATTTTACAAAATTTCAAGAATGATAATTTTATTACGGACAAGGTAAAATGATAGAATAGTATTAGTTTTGTTGCAATGCAACACCTCTGCAACAAATTGCAACATTTTTGCAACGTAGATATAGACACTAGAGTAAGAGAAAGATTATATTCTCTCTTGTAATATTAAAAATATATATTATAAATAAGGCAGTATATTTATATAAATAATATATAATATACAGGCTTAAAATTTAATTTTAAAATATACCTTGACAAGAAAATGATAGAATGATATTGTTTTATTAAATTAAAAACGCATTCGGGCAACGGGCAGAGTTAAATAGATTTGTCGAGGTCCCGAAAGAAACGGACTTCATGCAGCCGGTACAGTCGAGATCATCATGATCTGATTGTATCAGTTGCATTTTTATTTTAAGTATTCCAGTACTGGAGAGAGGAGATATATAACATGTCAGCAGTTGAAATGCAGGAAGTAAATAATACAGTTGATGTTTTTAAAGATGACATTGACATGTATATAAATCTCTGGATGGAAGAGAGGAATATAGAGGATTTATGCAAAATATCACAGAATAGATGGTATAACTGCTGTAAATATGTCTATGAGAATGTATTTAAAGTTAATCCAAAGTACCTGAAGGATGATAATAATATTAATAATGCCTATGATACAGATAAGGTTAACGAGGTATTAGATATATATATAGACCTGTGTAATGACTACGAGAAAGTAGTGAATATTGTTGGGTTTACATTCTTTACCGGAATACACAGAGACACGTTAAACGGATGGGTTAATGGCGTTCAACTTGCCTCATCAGGCTCCGACGTTTGCAAAAAACTTGACGAAATGCGTGAGGAAAGTTTGGTAGGCTTGCAGGTCTCCGGCAAAGGAAACCCGATGTGCTACATGCCATCGCTTAACAAGTACTGTGGGTTTAATATGCCTGGAGTAAGAGATCAGACGTCAGCCAGAAGGGTCGCAACAGCGGCAGAACTTCCTCGTTTGGATGGTTCAAATTGTGCAGGATTGCCGAACAACTCCGACAATTCTGGTTGAAAAAAGCGAGAAAAACGCAATAGACAATTCAAACAATTTAAAGCCCAGTGTTTAATGGTCTTAAGTCGCATTAAATCGTTGATACATTACGCAAAACAAGGGTTTTGCGAATAGTTGTAAAATACGAATGGAATTGAACGAACAATTCAAACAATTTATCAATGTTCAAAGCATGATTCTGCATGGAGGGGGAGGGGGTTTGATAGGTTGAGAAAATCAGCACTACTAAGTCCTTTAAATATCCTCAAAAACAAAAAGAGATTGGATGGAAAAGTATGAGAGTAGTATCACAAAGCAAAGACGTTTCGCTTGATTTTGACCGAGCGGTATTCACAGCAAATCATGGAATGATAACTGCTATGGTTGATGGAAAAACGTTTACCATTGGGACGTATGCAAATTTAGGTAGAGAAAAAGAAGTATTCTCTGATATGCACAAGGCATTTTCGGCTTTTCAAGTTATTAGCACAAACATGGATAAACAACAGGTGGCCGAAATGTTTGCAGTATCTAAAAACATATCGATCAGATGCGTTGAGATGAATGATCCTTGTATGGGAATAACTGTATTTGATAACATGGTCTATTACATGCCGGAAAAGTAGTGTTAATATAGCGCTATCGCCAAGCGGTAAGGCACTGGATTTTGATTCCAGTATTCGCAGGTTCGAATCCTGCTAAAGAAACTTGTGAGAGGAAAACAACCATGGTAATTATTAAAACGATTATATCGACGCTGGATGTTATTTTTATGCTGATACTATTTGTATCTGGCAGAGAATCCAAAGACAAAGAAACAGCAATTGCATTATGGGTACTTGTGATGTTGCTGTTGCTGAACATGTTTCTGATGTGGAGGTAACAGAATGTTTTATAGTCCAATATTTGATATTTGCTTTCAGCTGCCTATCATTTGTGCAGAGGAAAGAATACATATAACAAAATCAAAGGAACCGGACAGCACCGGAGATTTACTCAATCTGGATAGCGACGCAGAGCACCAGAGTGAGAAATCGGAGCATCCAGTATAGCTAAACAAAATTTTAAATTACTGGCAACTTGTAAGAGTTGCTTACAAGATAAAAATCCTACATTGCGGCATTTTAATATGCCGTAGCGGAACGTAGCTCAGTTGGCAGAGCACTCGGCTTATATCCGAGCGGTCGCAGGTCCGATTCCTGCCGTTCCGATGGAGGAATGGGTTTAACGATCCATTCCGTAAATTCTCCTTCTTGGTGTTTTTCATGACACATCCTTTCGCCACTAGGACGATTCTGTTAAGGGCGGTGCGAGACCGTCCGGTGGTATTTGCCGCGGAGCGCGGCATTAGGCGTAAGACTATATGGTGATGAATGATGATCGTTCCGTAATTTGCTGACAAGCAATCCATATAGCAGTCAGACTTGATAGTTCGGGTGCCTATCCCACGGTGCCTGAGCTGTCAAAGATATAATTCCCCCATATAGTTAGGCAGTGGCAGAATGGGTATTGCAGGTAAAGAAACCTATCGGTAAGAGTGTTGCCAAGTGGCAGACGGGCGATCATCCGTAGTCAGCAACCACACCTTTTCTGAAACCAATAATGCAAGGTTCGAATCCTTGCCTGTCTAAGCGGTCAAATTATGCTGTTTGCTTGCAGGCGCTCTATGGTTTGGCTGTAATCGGCATTTTGTATGCCTAGTGCAACGCATGGCACGAAAAACATTATTGCTAACCGTCTGATGGCGGTTTCGGAACGTAGCTTAATTGGTAAAAGTGGCGTGTACACGGAAAACAACAACGAGAGCCGGATTGAAGGTTCGAATCCTTCCGTTCTGATGGTGCCGAGCTGATCTGATACTGTATGCGTAGCGCGGTCGCGTACAGAGATATGGAGTGAGGTGTCCGCGCATTTCGGGGAAGCGGCAACGATTGGCGGTGTTGCGACTGACTGTAAATCAGTTCCCAAGTGGTAAACACTGGAGGTTCAATTCCTCTCTTCCCCACTTAAACATGATTACATCGGTGCGAGCATGGTGCAGAATGGTGGTTCGATTCCACCTGTGAGCGTAGCCCAGCAAAAAGGTACTCACCGTTTCTTTACCTATTTCTTGACGATATAAGAAAATTTGGCAGTGTTTCCATAATGGAATTGGAGCCGGTTGCTATCCGGTCGGGCGTTTATTCGCCTTGTAGGTTCGAGTCCTACACACTGCGCTATGCCGTATGTCCGGGTGGTGAGGGAGCGGTCTTGAAAACCGTTGGCTGTAAAAGGCTTGCAGGTTCAAATCCTGTGTACGGCGTTTGCTTGAAAAAAAATCGGGCGTTGATATGTGACGGAAACGTTATTGCCGTAAGATAATTCGTTGAAGCCGGCAACCTAGATGACGAGAAGTGCACTAATCATGCATGGTGCAAATCCATGCCACATCAATTCCTTATCTTCACTTAGTCTGGCACTACTGCAATAGTTCAGGTCGATGGAAGATGTATGGATGGTAAGCGGTATCATTGGTAACATAAAACCCTTCCGTGAATAGAAATTGCAGATTTGAAAGCGGTTGGCATGGTTTGGTATGACAAGGTTCGATTCCTTGTGCAGCTATTCGATGGTTGGTATTTTTTTACGCAAAAATGAGGTGTTGGTATGCATATTGTCTTTCAAATACTTGATTTAATATTACTTACTGCAAAACTTGTATTGATGATTTACTCCGGGTGGAAATTTTTAAGCGGAGATATAAAAAACAACGCAACATTATGGTATGGAATTTTGTTCGTAGCAACGTTAGTGTGAGGTGTGAGTATGATTACAAACTGTGTAAATTGCGGTGCGCCGATCGAAAGCAACAAGAAAGCGTGCCCTTATTGCAAAACTCCATATGGTTTACGTACAAAGATAGAACTGGAACCATATATTGATTCAAACGGAAGGATTTGCAGACATGAACCGGAAATGATAGAAGTAACAACTTTGGAAGATTGTGAACATAGGTTTATTAGGAAGTGATTGAAATGTGTGATTTTTGCAATGGGAAAGAATCATATAAAACTGCATATGGAGAATTTAAAATCAAAAAATTTGGCTATATAAATGTTATTCAATGCCATATCGATAAATGTCCACAGTATGCTAAATGTTGTAGCAATGGAATGAACGTAGCGATAGCAATGGAAATTGAATTTTGCCCGATGTGTGGTAGAAAGTTGGTGGAAGAATGACATGCTATGAATGTGCTTATTTTGGAATTGAATGGAATGAATTTTTGAAAAAAACGATAGAATTTTGTAACCATCCAGAAAAGTATATTCCTCCAGTAGGATTTGCTTATAAAGAACACGATTGCGAATTTTTCAAAAACAAATCTGGGATATCAAAATGGGACTCTTATTCAGAAAAAGAAAAAGAACAGGCATTGAGGTATTTTCGTGAAAACTATCACAAAAATCCTATTGAAGGTTTAACATGCGAGGGGGCTGAAATGAGTTTCATTGAATATCTAAAAAATGTTGATGCAAACTCATAAGGAAGAGAAGGAGTGTATGAAGCATGATTGTCAATATCAATAACAGCACATACGAGATGAACAGCAAACAGTACAAAGCAGTTCTTGATACGGCGAGCAAAGCGGTTACCTGCGGCATATACGCCATTGAGAAGAACAAGGTAGCAATCATGCTTCGAGAGGAATATAAAAGCAAGGAAGAGCTGAAACAGGCAGTTGGTAATTATACGGCGAAAGGGTTCAAGGTGCATTGGAAATGAAGAAAACACGTTCAAAAATCATAATCAAAACTAGAAAAGGCGGTTACACAAAGATTTATGCTAACGGAAAATGGCAGAAAAAGGTATACAACATAGACTTTCATGCAGACTGTGTTGGAAATGGCATAAATACTGTATGTGTGTTTGATAGATACAAGACGGACAAGAATGGAGTCACAATTTATAACGGAGAAAACAAGGAATTTGAGGCAGAACACTGTACAGCAAGAATTTAAAAATTATTACCGGCTAACAAACGGAGTTAGTCGCTAACCAACAAAAATTATTGGCAGAGGTCTTAAGGCACTTCTGCTTTTTTGCGGAGGTGCTTTTCTTTTGGCAAGTTCAAGCCTAATTTCCACAGTAAATGGATATAAAAATTACATACAGGTGCATGGCGTTGATGAACAGGTTATGGATGCCATGGCAGAAGCGGCAAGGGTAGCCATTCTGACAGAAAATGATGTTGAGTATGGATTAAAGGTTTCTGCCAGAGCGAAAGAACTGACGGAGCAGTTTATTTTTCAATCTACAGGTGGCACACCATGGGATTTAGAAAAATATTCATTCCAAAACAAGGTATCTTATGAAATTCTGGACAAATATTACGGAATTTTGCTTTTGGAAGCGCAAAACAAAGTTGTGGATAGTGCTTTCCAGTATTTGGAAAAGAAAAGAGAGCCTAAAGAACGGTTTTATATGCCAAGAAGAAAGCAATTTCTCAAAATAGGGCTTACACAGGCTTTACAAGGCATGATTGATGATAGATATGACATTCTGTGCGTATCCCTTGTTCCGGGAGCAGGAAAAACAACGGTAGAAAAAATGTTTCACGCACTTGTTGCCGGATGGTTTCCGAGAGATTTCAGCCTTTTTTATTCGCACAGCGGAGATATTACCAGAATGTACTATGACGGTGTGTACGATATCGTTACAAATACGGAAGAATATACATGGAATGAAATTTTTCCAGATCTTTCCGTGACGAGCACAAACGCAAAGATGGAGCAATTTAATGTCGGGAAGTACAAATCGTTTCCATCCGTACAATGTACGTCTGTTGGTAGTAAGAATGCAGGTAAAGTAAGGGCTTCTAAGTTCTTACTGGTTGACGATATGATAGGCGGAATTGAAGAAGCAATGAATCCCATTATCCTTGATAAATTGTGGGATAAATATGCCGTAGATGCCCGCCAGAGAAAGATACAGGACACGGACGGTAAGAACTGCAAGGAAATACATATTGCCACAAGATGGAGCGTACACGACGTCATAGGGCGCATCCAGAATATGTACGAGGGCAATCCGAGAGTAAAGGTTATTGCGGTACCGGATGTAGACCCAGTTACAGGAGAAAGCAACTTTGAATATGAGTTCTCCGGTTTTACAAAAGAGTTTTTTGAAGACCAACAATTATTGATGGACGACATATCATATCGCTGTCTCTACAAACAGGAGCCGATTGAGCGAGAGGGATTGCTGTTTCCGGAAGATAAAATACGCCGGTATCTTAATTTGCCACATGGAGAGCCAGAGATTGTAACCGGTCAGTGCGATACAAAGGGAAAAGGAACGGATTACTTTGTTTTGCCGGTATTGCAAAAATACGGAGAGGATTACTACTGTGTAGATTGTGTTTGCGATAACACAGCAGATTATGAGATGCAGTATGAAAATGCAGCAAACGTTCTGGCAAACAATAAAGTTCAGGAATGTGAATTTGAGAGAAACGCCGGCGGAGACCGTGTCGCAATGGAAGTAAACAAGCGTGTCGAAAAAAAAGGATGGATATGTAACATTACTGACACACCGACGGAGACAAACAAGGAAGCAAGGATTTTCCAGTGCTCTAACTGGATATTACAGAATGTTATATTTAAAGACTCATCACTATATAAGCCAAATGAGCCATATGGAGTAATGATGTCTCTTCTCAAGAGATATTCAGTGTCCGGTAAAAAGCAATTGGATGATGTGCCGGATGTATTTTCAAACTTTGCGCTTAGAGTGACAAATGGAAATAACGTAGCCAAAGTAGAAGCAGCAGTAAATCCGTTTAGGAGGTATTGATATGGTAAACAAAGATATTTTAAATCAATACTTAGATTTAAGAGAAGAAGTAAAAGAAGTAAGGAATAAAATTGAAAAGCTTGAAAAATACATAGAAAAAATTGAGCAGGAAGGAACGGTTATTGATAGCGTTTCTGGCGGAAATGGTGGAAACCAACATTTTAAAATAGAAGGAATACCATTGCCAGAATATAGGCACAAAAAAACCTTGTTATATTCCAGAAAAACCACCCTCGAAATTTTGGAAAACGAACTTCTTGAAAAAACAAATGAAGTAGAAGAGTTTATTGCAAATATAAAAGATAGCAGAATTAGAAGAATAATTAACCTTAGATTTTTAGAAAATCAATCTTGGAATAAGGTTGCCGACCAAATAGGAGGCAATAACACAGAAGACAGCGTTAGAAAAGCGTTCGATAGATTTATGAAAGAGTAAAGTTGTCCGATATGTCCGGTTTTTTTCTGATATAGTTATAATCGAAGAAGTCAACAAATAGTTGAACACTTTACCATCCCCCACATTGAACGAGCATCGTAGAGAAATCTCCGGTGCTTTTTCTTTTGCAAAGAAAAGAGGACTTTATGGTATATACACAAAAAACAATATATTGCCCGCGTTGCGGAAGAAAAGTTGCCACACACGATGGGCGTTCAACAATGAACATTTCTGTGGAATGTAGGAAATGTCACAAGAAAGTTGTTTTTTATCCGGAGAATGGGAAGACGGAATTAAAATCTCTTCCAATCCGGTCAACATCCAGTGGGATGACGTTTATTTAGGAGCCAATTATGAATAATAAATCTCTCCAAGATCTTGTTAAGGGCTGTTATGGGCGAAAAATTTTATATACTGATGTTGAAACCATCACAGCAGACAATATTGTCAAGGTGGTTGGAGACTGCATCGGAAATTATTATTACAACAAAACCATCATAGAATACCTATGGCGGTATTACAAAGGAGATCAGCCGATTTTATACCGATTAAAGGTACAAAATGCTGATATTACAAACAAAATAGTAGAAAATCATGCGTATGAGATTGTTCAGTTCAAAGTAGGTCAGACATACGGTGAGCCAATCCAGTTTATCAGTCGAAAAGATGACGATGTGATCAATAAGGCAGTGGATGCGCTGAATGACTATCTTGTAGACGCAAATAAGCAGGAAAAGGATATTAAAGCTGGTGAATGGCAGTCAGCAACCGGAACATCTTTCAAGGCTGTGAGATTTGCAAATGGAGATATACCATTTCAGATTGTTGCCCCTACTCCGATGAATACTTGTGTTATTTATAATCGGAGCACGGAAGAACCGGTTCTTGCAGTACAAGAACTTAAGGACGAGGATGGAAGATGGTACAAACTGTGCTATACAGACAGTCATTCATGCAAAATTCAAAATGGAGTAGCTTCTGAATGGAAATTGCATGCATTTGGAAGCATTCCTATTGTTGAGTTCCCAAACAACCACGAAAGAATATCGGACATTGAACTTGTCATAGGGATTCTGGATGCCATAAACAACATGCAGTCAAACAGAATGGATGGAATTGAGCAGTTTGTTCAATACTGGGTTAAGTTTGTAAACTGTGAAATCGACCAAAAAACGTTTGAAGAGATGAAAATGAACCATGCTTTGACTGTAAAGTCTAACAATAAAGATAACAAAGCCGATGTTGAGATCATGACGCAGGAACTTAACCAGAGTCAGTGCCAGGTGGCAAAAGATGATCTTTGGGACAATGCCTTATCAATTCTTGCCATACCAAACAAGCAGGGGAACACTGGCGGAGATACACAGGGCGCGGTAGAGTTAAGAAACGGTTGGGATTTTTCAAAGACAAGAGCAAAATTAAAAGACCCAATCGTGAAATCGGCGGAGAAGAGACTTGCAAAAGTTGTCTTAAATGTAATACGCGTTAAGGACAATGATTTGAAATTGTCAATAAGGGATTTTGATGTGCAAATCAATCATAGCCCGCAAGACAATATGTATACGAAGTCACAAACACTGTATCAGTTATTGGAGTGCGGAATACATCCTCTTATTGCAATTAAAACGGTCGGACTTTGGGGAGATTCGGAAAAAACATTTTTGCAGTCTAAGCCATACATGGATGCTTTATGGAAAACCATTGATAATGCAGAAGAGCAGGAACAAAAAGCACAGGAAATTGTAAATCAATTAAATAAACAGCAAAATAAGACAGCTACCGAGTAATCGGCGGCTGTTTTTATTTTATAAAAATTCGCAAAGTTGTGAGCGTAAAAAACAACAGTGTCATTCGGTGTCGTTGCACCGCAAAAATTCGTAAAGACATATCGGAGGTAATCAATGAAAAGAGAAGAGTTAATTGCAATGGGTATCAGTGAGGAAAATGTTGAGAAAATCATTGCTGATTACGGCAGTGCCGTACAGAGAGAACAGGCAAAAGCAGCAGAGCTTAAGGCAAAGGCAAACAGCGCAGATGAGTTGCAGAAAAAGCTGGATGAAATGGAAGCAGGAAATCTCACGGAACTTGAAAAAGCAAACAAGGCGTTAGAGACAGCAAATCAGCAGATTGCAGATATGCAGAAGAAAAACGCCATCAGAGATCAGCGCGAAGCATTGATGGAAAAGTTAAAAATCAATGCGGAGCAGGCAAAATCGGTCGTCAAAGATGATGGAAGCCTTGATTATGACGCTCTTGGAAAGATTACATCCGAAAAGGAAACCGCAGCAGCGCAGGCAAAGGAACAGGAGATTGCAAATAATTCTGAAAATCCGGGCGGCGGTACTGCAGGTGGAGAGAATAAAAAAACGGCAGATGTTGAAAATGCCGAAAGTATCAGCTTTGGCGAACCGGCAAAAAATGCAGAAGCCAAAGACCATTATGTTTTATAGGAGGTAAATTATGGGAAAACCAATTGAAAGAGACTTTACACAGAGTAAAGGAATTTTAAAATTCTTTCCTTATGAGGGTGCGGCGTGCATCGTTCCGCAGACAATGGTGTCAAGTGTCGATGCAAACGGAAAGAAGATTGCAAAGGCAGGGACACCGTTTCCAAGCAATGACGAATCTTGCAAAGGATATCTTCTGGAAGATGTTGACGTAACAATGGGAGATGCGCCTGGAACTTATGTATATCAGGGTTCTATTGACAGCGCAAAGGTAACAGCGAACGGAGTGACAGTGGAAGCAACTGCAAAAGCAGCAACACCGCGTGTCACTTTTTTTGATTAAAAAATGGAGGTATTAGAGAATGGCATTACCATTAGCAGAAGCATTTACCGCAAGAAGTCTTGGGGTTATGTGGAATAATTATGAAAAAACGCTTGGTTCTGCACCTTACTTAGGTAGACAGAAATTTGGAACCAGAAAACAGGACAGCCTTGAACTTAGATTTATCAAAGGGAAAAACGGTCTTCCGGTATCCTTAAAGGCATCCAATTTTGATGCGCAGGCAGAGTTAAGAGATGTCGGTGGATTTTCGGATATTCAGAACGAGATGCCGTTCTACCGTGAATCTTACATGGTAACAGAGCGTGAAGAGCAGGAGTATGCAAATTACCAGTCGGCAGAAAATTCCAACATGGCAAACCAGGTGCTTAGAGAAATCAGCAAAAAACCGATGATGCTTATTGAAGGAGCAAGAGTAGTGCCGGAACGCCAGATTTGGCAGTTATTAGCACCATCTGATGGTATTCCAAGAGTACAGGTAACAATTGGCGGAAAAAGCTACTATGTGGATTATACTTCGGACAATGGAGTGGCGCACAAGAGAGACCATTACAAGGATATCTCCGGAAGCGATACCGATAAATGGTCTGCATCCGAAACAGCAACGCCACTTGACGACCTTATCGAGATTAAACGTGAGTTTGCAAAGAAAACAGGATATTCCCTTGCACGCTTTAGCATGAATACAGAAACATGGGAAATGGTCCTTAAGGCGGAGGACACAAAGAAACAGGTGCTTGGAATTACTGCTTACAATGGCGGTATTCGCTTACAGCAGGGGCAGGTTACAGAGTATCTTAGAGGATACGGCATCGAGATTGAAGTTTACGACAAACTTTACATCGACCCTGCAGACGGTGCTACCAAATATTTTATTCCTACAGGAGTTATTTCAGCGCAGGCATCCGGCGTGTACCTTGGAGATTATGTCTTTGGAAAGACACCGGAAGAGAGAAGCGGAAGTTTAACAGACGGAAACCTTTCTATTGTAGAAACCGGTATTTCGGTGTATACATACGCAACAAATCATCCGATCAACACTCATTGCGTTGTGTCAATGATCGGATTGCCTACTTTTGAGGGCATGGACAGCGTTGTTGTCATGAAAGTTGCGTAGGAGGTGCGGTATGATTGCTGAATACACGGTAAAGCGCAATGGAAAATGGTACAAAGCAGGAGATGAAATCCCGGACATTGTTCTGGGAGAGAAATCTTCCGGAGGGTACACCAAGACAGAGATTAACAGAATGAGCACTGCTGATTTACAGGCACTTGCCGCTGAACATGGGATCGAGGGTGCAGAAGAAATCAGTGGAGCGGAACTGAAACGCATTTTGATCGAGCAGTTCGGATTATAGGTAGGGAAGAATGGACGAATATACAACATTAGAGCAGGTCAAAATCAGACTGAAACAATTTCATATTGAAACCGTTACGGATGAAGATGGTGTTACTTCTGATGTTGTCGTGTTCGACCAGAAAGAAGATAATCCTTACATCGAACAGCTTATCAAGCAGGCAAGAAATGAAGTGGTAAGCAAGCGGAATTACCCGGAAAGCTACACGGATGAAAAAATATCCGAAGACTTGAAACAGTTTGAGGATGTAATCGTCAATTTAGCCTTGTACGACCATTCACAGGCAGGAGAAGCCTATATGGCAAGTTATTCAGAAAACGGCGTAAGCCGTAGCTGGAAAGACAGGGAAAGCTTGTTTGTTGGAGTATTTCCGTTTGTAAAAGCATTATAACCGTATGGGATTCCATCTGGTTAGAAGATTGTGCGTTACGTTTTGCCGACGTCGGCAAAACGTAGCAGGCGGCACACATTGAGCGGTGGTGGGCGGTGTGCCATAAAAATGAAAGGCGGTATATGATTTGACGATTGAAATATCAACAGCAATCATTATAAGCGTGCTGTCGCTTGGTTTTTCCGTCTTTATGGGCTTGAAGAGCAACAAAAGGACAGACAACACGGATCTTGAAGAACGCGTGAGGGAGAACACACGCATTAACATGAAGTTGGATGCCATTTCAAACAACACGACCGAGATCAAGAATGAAGTTTCGGAGATGAGAAAAGAAATAAATTCTCACGACAACAGAATTATAAAGGTTGAAGAAAGTGTGAAATCGGCGCATCACAGAATTGACGGGATAGAAACCCGTCTTAATGATGAAAAGGAGGTTTAATCATGGATATTATACAGTCTGTAATTGCAAATATGACAATTATTCTGGCAATCATTGGTGCGCTGGCATTTGTTGTGTCTGTGGTAACACAGGTAATCAAAGGTGTAGGCGTATTTTCTAAGATTCCAACGGACATTTTGGTATTTGTTCTTTCTATCGGAATCACGGTCGCTGCGTTTGTGGCATACATGCAGTACATCCAGACATCAATTTTATGGTATATGATCTTGGCAGCTATTATTGCAGGATTTATTGTTGCGTTTGTCGCAATGTATGGATGGGAAAAGCTTTCTGAGCTGTGGAAACGGTTCGGCAAGGATGTGAAGTGAAATGCTTGAAATTAACAAGCAAAAAATGAATTATTCGCTACAGAGCGGAAAGGTGCCGGTATATGTGACTGATGATGATGGTAACATCGAATATTCCTCATACACGGATTCAGATGGAAATGTAATTTATTACCTCGATAAAGATGGAAACAAAATACCGAAAACAACCGGAGAGTATACCACAGGTTACGAGAAGCCTGTGGTTTTTTATTCTTCAATCAGCAATAAGTTGAGTGAAGCACTTATAAAAGAGTTTGGCGTTGACAATTCCACAAACTTTGTTCAAATTGTCGAGGACAAAGGGAAACTTCCATTGAACGTCGGTTCTTTGGTATGGAAACGGTCAGATGTAAGGTACAAAGATGAAGAGAATACAATCGTTGACGAAAATTCGGCTGATTACATCGTAAAAGGTGTCGCAGACGAGGGATTGACGGTTGATTTGTTCTTATTGCAAAAAAATGTGAAGTAGGTGCGGCATGGGGAAGAAAGTAATCACAATGAGCCTGTCTGAAAAGTCTATTCAGAACGCCATACGAGAGCTTAGAGATTATCAAAACAGCTTGACATATAAGTGTCAGCTATTGGCAGAAAAACTCGCGGAAAAGGGAGTAGAGATTGCAAGGGTGCAAATTGCTGACCTTGACGCAATATTTACATCGGAACTGATTTCAAGTGTTCACGCGGAATATGAAGGAAGCACTAAGGGCGGCGGGATATGGGCGGTAATAGCCGGTACAGACCATGCCGCATTTGTTGAGTTTGGAACCGGAATTGTGGGACAGCAAAGTCCTTATCCTGGGAAACTGCCGGAGGGTGTTTCGTGGCAGTACGCAAGTGGAAAAACTATCCATCAGATTTCAGATGGAAGATATGGATGGTTTTATCAGGACGACAATGGCGATTGGTGGTTTACAGAGGGAATGCCAAGCAGACCATTTATGTATCTGACCGCAAATGAGTTGCGTCAGATTGTTACACAGACAGCGAAGGAGGTGTTTGGATAATGAAGTACAGGAAAAAACCGGTAGTAATTGAAGCATTTCAGTACGACGGTGATTTAAAGGATAAAGACGGTAATTGGTACGTGCCGAAATGGGCGTCAGAAGCATTTGAAAAAGGCGTTTTGTTTTACCAGAATCCGATTTCAGAAGACGCGCCGCCATGCGAACTTTACATTAAGACGCTTGAAGGAAACCATCATGTTACTGTTGGAGATTATATTATCCGCGGTGTAAGTGGAGAACTATATCCATGCAAGCCGGATATTTTCAAGAAAACATATGAGGTGGTTAAATAATGGCAGGAAACCAGTGGGTATTTGACCTTGAAACAAACATTTTTTCCAATATTGTAACGATAGCCAAACCAAAACTCCAGAAGAAATACAAAAACATGAATTTTGACACTGCATTTACAACGGTTGAAAAGAACCTTGATAAAGGCCCTGTTTTCCCGACTATTTACATCCATGAGATGCCGGGGCTTGAACGTGGGGCGGATTTAGAGGGCACATCCGTAAATGCGGTGCAGGAAACAATACAGGTTGACGTCATTACAAACACAAAGCAAAGTGATGCAAAAGGGATTATGGCTATTTTAGCTGATGCCTTTAAGCAGATGCGATTTCAAATCACAGCAATGCCGGAGTTTAAAAATGACAGTGAAAAAAAATTTAGAAGCGTTGCAAGGTTCCGGCGGATAATCGGAGCCAACGACAGATTGATGTAAAAGAGCCGAAAGGCTCTATTTTTTATGCACCGGGTGCAAAAAGATGCGCCCGATAACCGCATTATTTGGCGGTAGAAAGAGAGGTAAAAATGGCAGAAGCAGGATTGTCTACGTTAGGAATTACGTTTGGCTATGGCACAGAAGCGACAGCCGGAACAAAGCCTACATCGTTTAAACAGCTTACAAGAATTAACGCAATCGGCGGTATTAACATTGAGCCGGAACAGATTGACGCATCTGCATTAGAAGATGCTATTACCAGATATGTAAAGGGGCGCGCAGATACCGGTGGCTCTTTCCCTATCACGGTAAACCTTACAGATGCCACAAAGGAAGAGTGGGAAGCACTTATCACAGCGTACAAGGCGCTTGCCGGCGGGAAAAGAATGTGGTTTGAAACGATTATCCCGGGATTTACCGAAGCGTTTTTTGTTGTGGCTCAGCCGCCAGAGCAGATTCCACAGCCGGAGATTGGTCAGAACGAACTTTTGACGGTTGAAATGAATCTTACCATTGAAGAATACAAGGGCATGGACACCGCTGTAGCTTTTACACCGGGGGAATAACACGTCAGTCGAATAGTTCGGTTGGATCGGCTGACGATAACCAGACAACCGAGCCAGAGCTTGAAGAAACAATTTAAAAGAACAGGGCGGTCTTCGGACTGCCCTTTCCCTATATGAGAGGGAGAAAGGGAAAGAAAATGACAAAATTAAAATTTGGCGAGAAAGAATTACAGATCAAGTTTGGATATGAAGCAACCGTGAAAAGCGGAATTATCAAGAAAGTAGCAAAATTAGACCAGATGGAAGATATTGAAGCGGTTGACGAAATCCTTTTATTTCTTCCAGAGTTAATCCTTGTAGGCGCGCAGAAGTTTCACAAAGAGGAACTTGGATACAATCCGGACAATGAGGGAGAAAAGGAACAGCAGCTTGGAAAAGTATATGCCATGCTGGATGATTACTTTGACGGAGAAGATGCAGATGTTCAGGTACTTTACAATGCACTTTTAGCGGAGCTGCTTGAAAACGGTTTTTTATCAAAACTGCTCAAAGCAGAGCAGAAAGAAGCGGAGAAGAAAACTCCGAGGAAAAAGTAGAAGAACAGAGAGAGCTTACATGGGAAACGTATTGCACGGAAATCCGCCCGTTTTGGCTTTTAGTCACTAAAGGGTATGGATTTACCGTGCATGATATAGACGCGTCCTGCCCGGCTGATTTACAGCCTTATGCGGATGCTTACAACTTAGATAAAAAGCAAAGAGACAATGAGATGTGGATGTGGTTTGGAACGTACGGATTGTCTGCGGTATCGGTGGCAGTAGAACATTGCCTTGCCGGACGAAAAGCAAAATTAAAGTATATTAAAAAACCAATCAATGAGCAACAAGGGAAAGATGATTCAGAAATGACGGAAGAAGAAATAAAGAAACAGAGAGAGCTATTTGTGGCAAAACTTAAAGTCATGCAGTCAAACTATGAGTTGAGCCACCCAAAACCAGAAAAGAACTTGGAGGTATAAATATGAGAATTGGATCTGCAAGACATGATGAAAATGGGAAATTGACCGGTGGGAGACCGGGAGATCAGACCGGAACAGAAGTAAGTATGCAAAACTTTTATGTTCATAAAAAAGGATGGTATGTGTTAAGGCCAAAAACAAAAGATATGGCGGATAAACTGGCAGAATCAATGATTACAGCGTGCAATAATGATAATATTGGCTACTGTCAGGGACACCGGCTTGGAATTGTCAAATATGGTATTAATTCAAAAGTAAAAACAGAAGCAGATTGCGGCACAACGGTACGTGCATGCATTATTCATGCAACTGGAAAAGATGTTGGAAATTTCACCACAGCAAATGAAAAATCTGTACTTCTTTCTAGTGGCATGTTTGATGACATTGGAGGTTATGCGGCAGGAATGGTTCTTTACAACGGAGATGTTCTTGTCACAAAAACAAAAGGTCATACAGCGATTGTGACAAGCGGAAACCCTAGAAAAAATGTAAAAGATCATTTAAACCCATACCCGGAACCTGCAAGGATTTTAAAGAAAAAATTCCCTTGCATGAGAGGGGATGATGTGAGATGGCTTCAGACGGAGCTTATTTATCACGGATGCCTGGATGAAAAAGATAAAAAGGGAAACAGTAATGTGGACGGTATTCTTGGAAATGATACGGCGACCGGTATTGGAACATTCCAGAAAAAAGTCGGAATTACAGTAGATAAGAAATGCGGACCGGTTACAAGAGAAAAATTAAAAGAGTAGATCAAGGACGGTAAGGTGTCACAGCCTACCGTCTTTTTATTTTGCATAGAAAGTTGGTGCATATATGGCAGACATTGATGAATTACAAATAAAAATCAAAGCTGACTCTGCAAAAGCAAGTAATTCCATAGAAAGCCTTGTAAACAGCATGAATAGGCTCCGGGAAAGCATATCGTTTGACACTGCAAAACTTTCAAATATTGCAAGCGGAATCAGAAGCATTTCCGATGCGGCTACCGGATTCAAAGGTGGTAAATCTTCGGAAATCACATCAATGGTGCGGGCACTCAATAAATTTTCTGGTGTTGATGCAAATTCTATCCACGGAATATCTTCTGCTGTGAGAGATCTTGCATCTGGAATAGCAAGTGTTAAAGCTGTTGATACAAGCGGACTCACAAGCATGGTGTCGGCACTGTCAAAAATTGGTGGCAAGGCATCTACACAGGCGACAAAGAATCTGCCGGCTTTATCTGCGCAGTTACAAAACTTTGTACGCCAGATGAACAAGATAGGTGCATTGAATTTTGATATGACCAATATGAGCAACCTTGTAACAGCCATATCAAGGCTTGGAAGCGTTGCAAGCGGACGTGCAGTAACAAATATACCTTTGCTTGCTGACAACCTTAAATATCTGTTTGAGACACTCTCAAAAGCACCAAATGTAAGCGCAAATATTTTACAAATGACACAGGCACTTGGAAATCTTTCAAACAGATCTGGCGGTGCGATTACTGGATTAAATAACAGCATCAGTAATCTTTCCGGTTCTTTCCTTGGATTTAAGACATCCACAGGAAAAGCATTGATCGGACTCAAGTCATTCACAAGACAGATTTTGTCCTCTATGGGGATTTATCTTGGTCTGTACGGAGCGATAAGAGGAATAAAAAATGCAATCGACATATCATCCGCATTAACAGAGGTTCAGAACGTTGTTGATGTTACTTTTGGTGACATGTCAAAAAAAGTCAATGACTTTGCACAGGACTCTATACGTCAGTTCGGTATGTCAGAACTGACATTGAAACAGACGGCAAGCCGATTCCAAGCAATGGGAACAGCCATGGGAATTGACAGTAGTTTGATAAAGAAAGCTAATGAGTTTTTGAATAAGCAGACAGATGGCTATATTGGTTTGTCTGATTCCATGGCTGATGTGTCTTTGAATTTAACAAAATTAACTGCTGATATGGCATCTCTGTATAACATAGATCAGGATGTTGTGTCGCAGGATTTAGCTGCAATATTTACCGGACAGACACGTCCATTAAGAGATTACGGTCTTGATCTTACACAGGCAACCCTTAAAGAGTGGGCGATGAAACAGGGATTAGATTCTGATATCGAGTCTATGTCACAGGCTGAAAAGACAATGCTCCGGTATCAGTACGTCCTTGCCAATACGCAGACAGCACAGGGAGACTTTGCGCGTACTGCTGATTCGTGGGCGAACCAGATCAGAATTTTAAAACAGTCGTTCGAACAGCTTGGCAGTGTTATTGGTGGGGCATTAATCAATGCTTTCAAACCATTCGTAAAAGCACTCAATTCCGTTTTACTGGTTGTTATCAGCTTTGTTACAAAGGTTACAAACGCTTTAGGCGCAATCTTCGGATGGAAATATGAGGATTCCGGTGCAGGTCTTGCGGATAGTTTTTCAGATGCGGCAGAAAGCGCAGATGATGTTGCGGACAGTACCGGACAGGCGGCAAAGAACATTGACAAGATGAATAAGGGTGTCCGTCAGTTTGATGAATTGAAACTGATTACCACAAATGATGGTTCTGGCAAAAAAGGTTCGGGCGGTTCCGGCGGCGGTGGCGCATCAGGCGGTGCCAGTGGCGGTAAACTCGTCAAGACAGATACTATTTTCAAAAATTACGAAAGTGATATTAAAAACTTAAAACAGCTTGGAAAATACATCAGTGATGCCTTATCAAAAGCTATGGAGTCTATCAACTGGGATAAGATTTATTCCAAGGCAAGAAACTTCGGCAAAGGCTTGGCAGATTTCCTTAATGGTCTTATCAATCCGAGATTGTTTGGAAATGTTGGTAAAACGATTGCCGGGGCACTGAATACGGCGATTTATGCAACCCTTTCCTTTGGTCAGACATTTGACTGGTCAAACATTGGAAAATCACTGGCAGAGGGAATAAATAAATTCTTCCAGACATTTGATTTTAAGGCACTTGCAGAAGATATAAATGTTTGGGTACAGGGAGTTTACAAGACAATTAAGACCATGATAGAAAATATCAAGTGGTCTGATGTTTGGAAAGGCGTAAAAGATTTTCTTTCAAACATTGATATTGAGACAGTTGAAATTCTTCTTGGAGCATTTGCCCTGAAACTTGCAGGCAAACTGTTAACAGGGAAACTTCTCAAGGAGACTATTGGGAAATTAATAGGAGCGAAATTCACAGCCGCTTTTGGTTCAACGGCGGCAAAATCATTGCTCTCTTATGCAATTCCTATTTCACTTGCTGTAGTAGTGGCAACGTTATCTTTTACGGTTGGAAAAGATAGCATAAAAAAAGATGTTAATAATTTAGAAAAAGCGTATGAAAAAGGCGGTTTTCTGCAATATCTTCAGGAAAGTTTTAAACAACTTCTTAATCCGTTTGAATGGATTAATGCATATGGCGGTGGAGTTTTGAGCCATGATACTGTGATGGACAAATTAGGCATTGGAAATGGAATGAATGTTGATGAATTTGTCAAAAATCTGCCTAAAAAGGAAGATTACAAATCATTAGATGATTTCCAAAAAGCATTAAATGAGTTCAATGATAATATGCCTAATAAATTAAATGTACCTGACAGCTTTGATCTAAAGGCGTGGATAGATGAATGGAAGAATATAAACGGATTAGATGATGTAGATTTACGAGCAGATGTTGTTCTTCCAAATTTACAAGAGAAGATTTCCGAGTTCAAAGACAATGTCAAAGAATGGTGGGGATTGAATGTAGAACTTCCAGTTCATAACAAATTGACAACTACTCAAAATGATATTTCTTTATGGTGGGAAAATGTAAAGGAATATTGGGGAGAAAAAAAGCTTTCAATACAGACAGAAATAGGAGAAATAAAAGGTAAAATAGAAGAAAAGTGGAATGAAGCCTTAACTTACATTCAGGAGAATATTTTCCCGTGGTTCACAAAAGAAAAGTGGATGGAAGTAGGAAATGGAATAAAAGAGGGATTATCTGCTAAATGGGATGAGTTTTCCGATTGGTGGCAAAAGACAGGAATATATAACTGGTGGGAAAATCATGTAAAACCTTGGTTTACAAAAGAAAAATGGGATGAACAGGGAGACGGAATGAAAAAAGGTCTTTCTGAAAAATGGGACGAATTTAGTAACTGGTGGAGTACATCTGGAATTGGTTCTTGGTGGACAAATCATGTCGCACCGTATTTTACGAAAGACAAATGGACATTCAGTGGCATTTCTGACGGATTGAAGCAGGCATTTGATAATGCTGTTGCAGGAATTAAGCAGGTATGGAATAATTTTGCAACGTGGCTTAATTCAAAACTGTCTTTTTCATGGGATTCTGTAAATATTGGTGGAAAAGAAATAATTCAAGCTGGCAATATTAACCTTGGAAAAATCCCAACGTTCGCCGCAGGAGGTTTTCCAAAACAGTACAGCATGTTTATGGCAGGAGAAAACGGCGTACCGGAAATCCTTGGAACAGTTGGAGGAAAGACAGCAGTTGCTGGGGGGCAGGAGATCACAGGTATTCGTGATGCTGTATACAGTACGTCACAGCAGGAAATTGCGTTACTTAAACAGCAAAATCAATTATTGTCAGAAATTTTGAAAAAACCAATGTTAAGTAATAATGATGTATTTAATGCGGCTAAATCTGTATATAAAGGCGAAGCCAAAAGAAGATATGGAGATAGTGCGGCATTTGATCCTGTTTGGGGATAATAGTTGAAATCCTCTCATGCTATGATATAATGTTTTCAAAAAAACAATATGGGAGGATTTTATGGCTATATTATTATGTGATGGAAAAGAATTTTCAGTAAAAAAATTTGTAAAAGAAAGTAGAATGTATACTTTAGATATGAGTTTTGAAAGTAAGAAAGAATTTGAAGAATTTTCTAAACTCTATGAAAGATATGAATTTTCAGAAGGTGTTTTTGATTTTGAAATTGAGGGAGAAATCTTTAAGGGTTGGTTTGGAAATATGTTGTATGATAAAAAATACAATGTTAGAGTAATTATTGGTATCTATGACGGAATAGATGAATTGGAAAGCGGATGTAAGGTATATAATGTACCGAGTTCACTTATTGGAATTGGAAATGCAATAAGAAAAATTTGCGATGTACTTGAAAAAAATAACAATATCAATGATGAGCAGAAAAATGACATATTAAAAACAATGAATACACCAGAAACAGATATAGAGTTTCAACATTTAGTAGAAGATTTGCCTTTATATCTAGAAACATCAAAACAGACGATTGAAGATATAAAAAAGGAACTGGATTTATAATGACAAATACCACCACTTGTGGTAGAATCATTTTATTACAAGTGGCGGGAGGGTAACACATGGCGTTGATTAAATGTCCTGAATGTGGAAAAGAAATTTCAGACAAAGCAGAAATGTGTATCAATTGCGGATTTCCGTTGAAACAACACGAAAACAATGAAATGTCTGCGGGGAAAAGTGAATTTTATAAATCATACGAACAAGAAAACGAAAATGATAGAGGGTGGGAACGCCCAAAAGAGCCAGAGATTACAGGTGTTGGAAAATTATTCTTAAGAAATTCTGTTGAAAGATCTCAAAACACGGGATTTAATGGTATATATAAATATACTTTATTCGGAGAAAAAAAAGAGGTTTACTGTCCAAGATGTGGGAGCGAAAATTGTTCTCATTATACGGAGCAGAAATTTGTACCAGGCAAAACAAAGACAAGATACACTGCAAATCTAAATCCATTTAAACCGTTTACTTTAGTAAATAAAAAGGAAAAGATTTTGAGAAAAGATCAAACATATGAAATAAATAAAATTATATGTAATGATTGTGGCTACACTTTCATATAAATTTGGATTTAATATGTGGAGAATTACGATGGAGAATAGGGAGTCTGAATCAGAACTAAATGAGTGCAAAAAGAAGTTGAATAAAGCACATCAAACGATAGAAGAATTGAAAATTAAGATGACGCAAGATAAAAAGAATTACAAATGGGAAATAAGAGAGTTAAATAAAGAAAAAGATGCATTAAAGGCACACAATACTGATCTTTTTAATCGGGAGTCAAACGCGCTTATTCGTGCGGACGATTTGGAAAAAGAGAATATTGCATTGAAAAAAGAGAAAAAGAAATTGGAAATAAAAATAGAAAAACTGGAAAAAGAGAACGAAAACTTATTGAAGAAAAAGGATGAATGTACTAGGGATGCAGATTGGGAAAGGCTGGGGAAAGCGGGTATATAAGAGGGAGCGCAGAGATGCGCTTCTTTTCATTTTTAAATTCAATAGGAGGTATATATGGAAAAACAGGAAATCAAGATTACATATGGAAACGCGGAAGTAATTCACACGCCGGAGAAAATTGTGATTAAAGCGCCCAATATCGAAGTAATTACAAAATAGATAAAGAAAAAGAAGTGGCATCTATCAAACTGGTAGGTGCTATTTTTATACCCATTTTACCGACTGTCATTTGAGACAGCCGCAAACCAAAACAGTTAGGTGGTGGAAACATGGCGTACAGCGGATGGTTGTTAAAGATTGGAAATTACACAGTACCAATGTCTTTCATGAAACCGGAGACATATAGCCCATATGTGAATATGCAGGACTTAGATGATTATACGGACGCTAACGGCTATCTACATAGAAATGCCGTGGAATTAAAGGCGTTAAAAGTTGAGTTTGAAACACGGGCTATGCTTACAAACACGGAATTTAATGCCATTATAAGTAAAATCCGTCAGCAGTTTACTAATGCAACCGGAAGAGCCTGCTATATCACAGCGTATATCCCGGAATATGACGATTATGTGACGCAGTACGGTTATATGGCAGATTTTCAGCCTACGATATACGGAACATATGATGGAATAATTCGTTACAATTCAGTTCGGCTTGCTTTCATAGGGGGTGTGTACGGTGGTTAATTATAAATATGGCGACTTGTTCAAAAAAGATACGGTCGATAAGCAGTTATCCATCGTATCTGATGATGGAAAAATCAATATCACAAATACAGAGCTACACCAAGAAAAATTCGAATTGACCGAAAGTTTGTGTTCAGAACAGGAATTGACGTTTGGTTCGTGTGAAGCTGCCATGATTAAATTTACGGTGTCAAATACATTTTTGCCAATGAAGGGCAGATGGATGACAGTAAAGATGTCTCTTGGTGGACATGCAGATATCCCGTTCCAGTTCGGACGATATAAGGTTGATTCTGATACGCCTACGGCAGACAGGACGTGCCGTGATGTGGTTGCATATGATGCTCTTTATGACATTTTAAATGCAGATGTGGCAGCATGGTATAACACTGTCTTTCCATCCCATAAAGAGCAGCAGAAAGATAAAGATGGAAAAACTACGACTGTTACAGTTTATGATCCGGTCACAATGAAGCAATTCCGGGACAGTTTTTTTAAGTATTTCGGAATCGAACAGGCGGATATCACACTCATTAATGACAATATGTCAATCGAGAAAACCGTGGCAGTCACGGCATCCAGCGAGACAAGTTCTGATACAGAGGAATCGAGCACCATAGGCGAATCTATGAGCGGCAAAGAAGTGTTGTCCTGTATTTGTGAGATCAATGGCTGTATGGGGCATATGGGACGCGATGGAACGTTCCATTATATTTATCTGGAACAGGAAATACAGGGATTATATCCGAGAAATGACCTTTATCCGGCAGATGATCTGTTTCCGCGCAATCCAAAGAGTACGCAGATAGGAAAAGGATTCTATGTTACTGCCACATATGAAGATTATCTTGTCAAAACCATTGATAAGCTACAGATCAGGGAGCAGAAGAATGATATTGGCGTGATCGTAGGCACCGGAGACAATACCTATGTGATCGAGGATAATTTTCTTGTCTATGGAAAAGGCACAAAAGAACTGAAAGGCATTGCAAAAAATATTCTTTCCAAGATCAGAGGGATTGTTTACCGACCGTTTACAGCGGACTGCAAAGGAAATCCGTGTCTTGAGGTCGGGGATGCAGTGCGGTTGCCGACCAGATATGAACTGATCGAGTCCTATATTCTGAAAAGAACCCTGAAAGGTATACAGGCTTTGCGTGATGATTTGGAATCGGATGGGGAAGAGTACCGGACAAACGGGGCGAACGGAATACAGAAAAGTATTTTAAAGCTCAAAGGCAAGAGCAATGTGTTGGAGCGAACCATTGAAAAGACACAGAGCACGATAACTGATGTTGAGAAGGGATTGCAGTCACAGATCACGCAGACCGCAACCGAAATTCGCACAGAAGTTAAAAATACAACGGATGGTTTATCATCGAGAATCACGCAAAATGCGAGCAGTATTACAGCAGAAGTTAAAAGGGCACAGGGACAGGAAGTTGAACTTGCAGCAGCTATTAAAATTAATGAGGACAAGATTACAGCGGAAGTTACGAGAGCAAGCAAAGCAGAGGGCGATTTGTCCGGAAAGATAGAGGTGACCGCAACTAAGATACGGTCAGAAGTCAGTGCTTCTTTAACAGTATGGGATACCGAAGATTATGACGTTACACATTGTGGTTTCGGGAATCCACAAGATACATACCCTGCATCTTCGTATTATTCTGGACACAGTTTTTTGGATCAGAATACTGGAAAGTTTTATGGTTGCGAACCAGATGGTGGAATAAGCAGTGGAAAATACAAATGGACTTTGATAAAGAAATTTAAGCAGCTTTCATCGAGTGCGTCCAGTACGATTACGCAGTCATCAAAGCAGATCAGCTTGAAAGTATCAAAAGACAGCGTCATTTCAGAAATCAACCAGTCAGCCGAGGGTATCAAAATTAAAGCAAAACTGCTTGAATTAAAAGGTTCTATGGAAATGACCGGGGGATATATGCATATTCAAGCGGAAGAGTCTGTAGAAAACCTTATTGAATTTAAACGCAGTGGAACACTTGTACAGATGGGAACGGATGGATTTCGAACAGTGGAAGGAACGCTTGAAAGTCCTGTTCATAAATGTACGGTTCAATATAATCAGGTTTCATTGCATAAAGGCGCAAACGATAATGACCACATGATGATCCATTTAGACGGAGATACCGGAGTAGGTGGATTCAGAGGTGGAGTAATTAATGGATCTGACAAAAGAATAAAAAACACAATTTTAGATTTAAGCAAAAAGCAATCATCTGAGTTTATTTATTCTTTAAGAGCAAAATCGTATCGTTATAATTTCGAAAAGGATGGATTTCATCATGGCTTTATAGCACAGGATGTTTTGGAAAGTGCGGAAGAAGGATGGAATATTTGCCCTCAAATTTTCTCAAACGGTAACGGAGAAAAGTATTACGGACTGAATTATACAGAACTGATCGCTGATCTGGTTGCAACAGTGCAATTACAGCATGAAGAAATAAAAGAATTGAAGGAAACGGTAGGTATTCTATGATAAATGCAAAAATTCGTGAATTTGAAAACGATATTATAAATTATGTAAATTTGTGCGAGGATGTTCCAATCGAAGCTAAGTACCTGGTGTTTAAGGATATTCTGCAGCAAATCAAGGAAGAGGCAAACAGGCAGGTTACAGTAGAGCGGGAACAAATGAAGCTTGCAAAGGAAAGGGAGAGTGAGGACCATGAACAAAGCGCATAGTGCTATTAATTGGGAGAATTACCCGAGTGATGAAACACCGCTTAATGAAAGCAATCTTAACAAAATGGACGCAGCTATTGGCGTTATTGATGATCGTGTAATCACTCTTGATACCACAAAAGCCACGAAAACAGAGGTAGCAACTCTTGTTGCAGACGTGACATTCGAGGAATCGACGGGAATTATCACAATCACGAAAAAGAACGGTTCCAAAGTTATGATCGATACGCAGATGGAGAAGATCGCGATCAACTTCGATTATAACCCGACTACACAGCAGATTATTTTGACTCTGATTGATGGCACGAAACAGTACATAGACCTGTCGGCACTGATTACACAGTATGAGTTCCTTGATTCTGATACGGTAGCTTTTTATATTGATAAGGATGGAAAAGTGTCTGCCATCGTCAAAGAGGGTAGCATCGAGGAAAAACACTTGGAGCCAAACTATCTTGCAAAAATTAAGGTGGAAGTAGCAAAGGCAGAGTCAAGCCAGCAGGCAGCGGCAATGTCTGAAATAAACGCCAAAGCAAGTGAGAATGCCGCAAAAGCCAGTGAAACAGCTGCAAAAAAATCAGAGGACAATGCCAAGGCGTCCGAGACAGCGGCAGCGAAGTCAGCTACGGCGGCAGCGGCATCCGAAAGCAACGCAAAAGTCAGTGAGACATCCGCCAGTGAATCATCCGCCACAGCCACGGAGAAAGCATCGTCCGCCAGTCAGTCAGCTGATACAGCAGCCGAAAAAGCAGATATTGCAACTCAAAAGGCTGCGGAGATCATCGGTAAGGCGGAATCTGCAGAAGAAAGTGCAACTAAGGCACAGAGTTATGCCGTTGGTGGTACAGGAAGCAGAGAGGGCGAGGATTCTGACAATGCCAAGTATTACTATCAGCAGGCAAAAGATGTATCAGAGGGACTTAAAGGTGGATTGCAGCCACACGGAACAGTTGCATTTGCAGATCTTCCGGCACTTGCGGATGTTAGCACAGGGTGGATGTTCAATATTTCAGACGAATTTACAACCACGGATGATTTTAAAGAGGGAGCTGGGAATGTAATTCCTGCCGGAGCAAACATCTATAAAACATCAGATGAAAAATGGGACGTGCTTGCCGGAACTCCGGTAACTGGAATTAAAGGTGCAAACGAAGATACTTTCCGCAGGGGCAATGTAGAACTCACAGCAGAAAACGTCGGTGCAGTGGCAACTGGTGGAGATACAGCAGAGAATACAGCAACTTTTACAAGCAGTGATGTGGCAGATGGGTCCGCGTCAGCATGGACAAGCGTATCAAAATTATCAAGTGGCGAAAAACATTCTTCTATTTTAAAAAAGGTGTCACAGATGTTCAAAAATGTGCGGTATCTCTATAAAATGCTTGGAACGACGGATATTTCTAAGATTGGGAATGGGACATGCACGGGAGCGATATCATCGTTAAACGACGGTTTAGCAAATAAGTCGTATATAAAAATTATAAAAGATGACTTGTCTGGACTTATGGGGTCTCTTACACCAATGTTCGATACTGGCGACAAAGTAATTAATCTGATCGCACATAATGAACTTGACGACACCTATCCTGCTGTACGTGTTGGTCGGGCTGATGCAGATCACGATGGTAATAACATTCCAGACACATATTTAAAAAAGGCGGATGCCAAAAATAATGTATCTAGCTTATCCAATACTATGACAAATTATAATGACCAGACTCCTGTCGTGCAGTATTTCACTGTCCCGGATGATGGGTATTATCTTATTACAGGTCTTGTCACTTTCAGTTCAAACGCAAATGGGTTTCGTGAAGTTTTTATAACAAATACAACATCTAACTATGTCATGGGACGAGTCAGAGTTCCTGCGGTATCCGGCGGTGCAGTAACTTT